GGACCATTCATATTTACTAGCTCCAATTCCTGTATAAATTAATTGATTAGTGAAAGTTTTTGAATTGGCATAATAACCGGCATCAGTTGTTCTCGTTTGAGTTACAGCCGCTAGCTCCTCGTCGCTACTATCTAGTATCCTGATTTTAACGGTATAGCTATCCGCTGCTCCAGTGCTGTCACCACAGGCAAATGCTGAACCTGACCATTCACAGTTCTGCATGTCAATTGTGCTATCTAACGTGATGCCCTTATCTAGTTTAGCGGCCGTAGAAGTGATCGTATCGCTAGAAGTTTGACCGGTGCCAGCTATGCCCACTAATGTTGCTGTAGAAGTAATTTTTAAATCGTGTGCAGCTTCAACTGCTTTATCATAAGTGAAAAATGCACCACAACCACCCTCTTGTCCATTAGCTGTATCACAAGTGATGGCAAAGCCATCTAAAGTGGTGTTGTTACTCATCGTCGTATTTGAAGTATTGTCGGATATAACTGGAGTGGTTCCGCTGTTATAAGAACTGACTGAATTGCCAGCATTAGGTAAAATGTTTCCTGTGACTACGTCTTCTGCTTTAACGGTATTAGCAAAGCAACTTGCCAATAGATAGCCACAAAAAAAGATTATAGCGAGAGGCTTTATTTTGGATTTTTCCATTGGACCTTTTTATCTGTCGATATGTCCTGTGGTAAATTTACAATAGGTTCTACTTCTTTTCTTTTTTCCATACGTTTAACGTAGGATTTATAATCAGGTCTTTCAAAATCATATTTAGTCCAAAGCTTTGAAGCTTCTTTTCCAATTTTACCATCAATTGGACAAGGTGTTCCTGCCTGAATCATGCTTTCAAATACTCTTTCATCTTGACATAAAAGAGCTACTGCTGCAACTTTCATACCGAAATCATTAAGTATTCGTGAAAGTTTTAATCGTTCACAATTTTTATCAATAAAATGCTTGCCGCCAGAAATACCCAAACCAAATGTTTGTAATCCTGCGGATGCGCCAACAGCGCATACATCTTGAGTCATGGAGTTATAGGAAGGTGCGCCAGCAGTAGGAGGTGCGGATTTTATATCTGAATTAGTTGTATTGGTTGTTGTTGAAGTTGATTCACTTCCTGATTCGTAAGTTGTGGATCCTCCGGTATAGCCTCCTTCGATAGCGGTATTGGATCCAGAAACATTAGATTGGGTGGATCCTGCTATAGCTTTTGTTGAACACACCAATAGTGTCAATATTAAAAATGAATACACATACTTCATCAAAATACATAAACTCCTTAATTACAGTTATTTTTATCTAGATCAATTGGTTTGTCGCCATAGAACCACACCCACGATGAAATCTTTGTTCCATCTTGTGTATAGGTACATTTTTTGCCTACCGAGCAGGCGCTCAAGGCAAATAATAGGGCTAACACCAAGAATAATTTATTCATTGTTGCTCCTTTTAGCTTCATTCTCATACGTCAACGCTTCTGCGTTGTCTTTTTCTTTTGTTTGACAACACGTACCTGATTTTTCTTTTTCTTTGGTATGCGTATTACAACATTTTGTTTCGTCTATTGACATGTTTCACATTCCTTTGTGTCGTCTATAGTGACTCCTTTTGAATCACACTTGCACATTTGACACGGACATATTCCAAGCATATCAGAATGACTTACCACAGAACAATGACATAAACAATTACAACTTTTGCACCTAGTTTCAGCCATCTTTACTCATAAAATCCCAAAACTTTTTAAATTTTGCTTTAATCCATTTAATCATCTTTTATCTCCTCAGTTTTTCCTTAAGAAATTAAAAGTAACCACGCTACAATGGTAAATACCATAAGCGCATAACTCCAATTTATCAGGTCGCACCCTAAAAATTGACGATGCATTAAAAACGTAAGTTGGGAACCTATAGATTTAATTCGTTCCCAACACCCAGTAAAACTTAACATAAAGTTCTCCTAGTATAAAATTAATAAAACAATTACTACTGCTACAGCAATAGAAATTTTCTTATGAGCTAAAACTTTTGCCCATAATTTTTTAACTGTTTCCATGTTTCCTCCTAATCGTAAATGTTACCCCAAGTTTTCCCAGATTCGTAGTCTATTTTGTTAGGTACTTCCAGGATAATTGCGGTTTCCATTATTTCAATTATTCGTTTGGCCTGTTTATCATTTTCTACAGAAATGTCTAGTTCATCGTGAATCTGTATATGGGCTATAATACCTTCTTTATATAGATTAACCATTGATTTTTTAATCATGTCTGCCGCAGATCCTTGTATTAATTTATTTAAAGCTTTGTATGTAAAGGCTCTTTTTATTAAAGTTTGGTCTTTTTCTTTTAACATTTTTTTAATTCTTTCAATTTTTTCCTCTTCTGCATCTGGATATTTTTCTATATATTGCTTAATGTATTTGGCTTCTATTTCTGCTCTTGTCCCAGTAACGGAAAGCTTTCCACGTCTAAATTCATTAATTTCGTATTTCTCAAAGTTGCATCTTCTTCCTCCGAAAGTTCGGATATATCCATTTGTTTCTGCTTTCTCAGTAGTTTTATCCATTAAGTTTTTTACAAAAGGAATACTTTCATGATATTTGTCAAATAATTCTTCGGCTTCTTGCCGCGTGCTTAAATTTAACTCTGCTTGTAATTTAGCTTTACCCATTCCATAAAATAATCCAAGATTAATTGTCTTAGCTTGGATTCGTTCTATTTTTGCCATGTCAGCAACAATTTGATGAAAATCCACAGAACCTTTTTTAAATTTATCTACAATCTTAACTACTGATTCATCTTTAGCGAGAGAGCTTCTTGCTGCATAGTGCACTACAAGTCTTGGTTCTTGTTGTGAGTAATCAAAACAACCCCATTTATGTTCTAGTTCCGGAAGAAATAAAGATCGTATCTTCGGTCCTAATTCTTTATTTCTTGCTGGAATTTGCTGAAGATTTGGATTGCTGTACGAAAATCGACCAGTGACGGTGCCTCCGCTATCTGATCTAATTGGATTAATATCCGCATGAATTCTACCTTTATGTTCGTAGCGAATAATAGTATCAATAAATGTAGTATGAGCTTTATTTATTTCTCGGGCCCTCGCTATTTTTTTAACTATCGGATGAGAATGAGTAGCGAGAAAGTTTTTAGTAAATGATGGAGCATTTATTTTTTCAGTTCTTTTATAAGATAGTTTCAGCTTGTCAAAAACTGTGGCGATGGATCGTGCTGCCCATATTTGGGTATCTATGCTTGTTTCTTTTTTTATTTCTAGCAGGAGCTGCTTTTCTTCTGATGCTAATTGTTGCTTCAGTTTGTGAGCTTTTTGAACGTCCACGCGAACGCCTCTAACTTTCATATCAATTAGACAAGGAAACAATTCAGTTTCTAATTCAAAAATTTTTGAAAGATCTTTATTCTTTATTTCAAGCTCTAATTTATTGAAAAGTTTTAAAGTTAATTCGGCATCTTGTTCGGCATAGGATCCAACGTACATAGCTGGAAGTTTGTACATTTCAGATTTTGCATTAACTCCTTGATTTTTTGCCTCGAGTTTTAATACCGATTCATCTTTAATTTCGTGTAAATAATCATGTGACACACTGTTTAATGCGTAAGAAAATCTATTTTCATCTATTAACGACGCCATAACCATAGTATCAACTATACGCCCCTTGACTTGGATACCATAAGCTCTCAGCCAGCATACATCATACATTGCATTATGAAATATTTTTGTAGCAGGAAGAGCACAGACGTCTTTTACCCAGCCCATGACTCTATGTTCATCAAAATAATTTCCTTTGTCATGACCAAAAGCGTAATACCCTTTCCACCCAGGAACAGCTACTGCGACTCCGATAATTTTTCCGTCATCAACTAAAGCCCCGGAACCTCTAGTGGTTAAGTTCGGGTCTTTTGTTTCTAAATCTATTGAAATATATTTTTCTCGTCTAAGGTCTGGAAAAGATTCCGGACTAACCCATTCTACAGAAGCTTCAGATATCATTTATAATCCCTTTCAATTATCATATCGATAAAATGTTTAGCTTTTTCCAAGTCTTCCTTTCCTCCTTTATATTGATGTCTACAAATATATTTAATAATATTTCCTTCTGGGAAAAGTAATTTATTCTCTATAACAAATTTACTTGGCTGGATTTTCATTTTTTTGTAGTGGCTTCCTCCAATTTGTTTATCGTATGGGTTCATGTAAATATAAAATAAAGTTTGATTCCAAAATAAAAAGTCATCATTGATAATAAGACAAGTTCACTAGCGATAGAATGAGGTCTCATATAATTGGTTCTCCTATCGTGTAATATTTATCCGTTAAAGGTGCCATGATATATAATCGCTGTTTAGCTCGAGTTATTCCTACGAAAATTAATCTATGTTGTGAGTCAGGGTTTCTTTCAGCATCTCGTAAAAAAAGCCATTGACTTTCAGTTCCATAGTCCATAAATAAAACAACATTTTCACATTCTCTTCCTTTAGAACCATGCATGGTGGATAATTCTATTTTAGTATTACTCATTAAATCATCACCTTTCTTTAATAATGTTTTTATATAATTTTTTGTGTCCTCATCAATTTTGAATTGTTCCCAGCTTCCTGATGCTAGCAACCCGTGATCTTTTTTTAATTCATTTAAGCTCACATACTCTATTCCTTCTAAAGAGTCCCCACTGGAAAAACCATGAGCTACATGACCATCCTTATATCTAATAAATTCTTTATACATTGTCTTAGCATCTTTCTCTTTAACTGAATCGCCTTTTTGTAAAAGAATCCATGTTTGATAAGATTTTAAAATATCATTAGTTAAAATCTTATTTCCTTTACGCTTAAATCTTATTCCAACTCTAAAAAAGTGTTTTTCTATTTCATCTAATAATTTGTTAGTCATAGCTAATACCATCCAATTTTTTTCGGTAAAATCTATATTGTCTAAGTGATAGTGTTCAAAAAGTTCTCCTTCAGCTTTTCTAGCGTCCCAAGATTTGTCTAAACGATTATCTATTTGGCGTAGTACTTCTAAAGCTTTTGCGTGAATTTTCCTTGGAACTCGATGCGATTGAATTTGATTATCAAATTTTCCTTGTAAGTTTATAAATATATTAGGATCAGCGCCTTGAAAAGTGTAAATAGTTTGATCATCGTCTCCAGCTATGTATGATCTTTTACAATTCTTTTCTATATAAAAG